CGATCTATCTAATTCTTTTACATAATTAATACCACTAGTAAAGAATTTTGCCATTTGTTGGAATGCAATCGCTGAAATAGACCAAGTTGCAACTTTTTTAAATGCATCTTGCATACGATTAGATAACGCATTGATTTTTGTTTCTGCATCTTTAGTCTGCGCTCTTGCTGTAATATCTACAAAATAAGCCAAATTTATCTCCTCCTTAATTAATAATGATTACATTGTAATCTATGTATTTAAAAAACAATAAAAAAAGGGGTTCATATTTTTTCTTCTAAAGATAACTCCTGAGAAAAATATGAACCCCATTATAATACTCCTAAACTCTATTCAGTATCAATGTTTTCCTCATCTTGAACTATGCTTGGATTTTCTATTGAAGTGAGGATATTTGTTAATGTCGCAAATTTAGATGGATCAAAAGATTCCATCGCACCAGATAAATCTCCTAATAGTCCGCGGATAGAATCTACTAGTTCAATAATAGCAGATTTTGCAGAATATCTAAAATTTAATTCATCATCAATTTGTGTTCGAATAAATGATTGTAAACCTTTAAATTCTAATTCAGGCATTGCTTTCACAACTTCTTCAAAAATTTTAGAATTTACAAAATAATCATAAGTAGAATAAATATTTGTTAATTCGGCTTTTGTAAAACTTATATCGGTATAATATTTAATAATATTGATTATGAATAAAACATCATAATCCACCATATCTGTATACCCTTTTAAAAAAACCTTAGCTTTAATAGCTTCCACTATTTCTTTTTTCTTATCTATTGGTAAATATTGAATAACATTAATAATTTTACCATTAGGAAGTTTAACTTCTTTTGAATCGCTTCCTAATGGTAAATTTTTCTTTAGTTCTGAATATTTCATTGACATTCCTTTTACCTCCACTACCTAATTAAATTATTTGTGAAAAGACAGTTGACCCTAAAGATTCAATATCTAAATTACCTTCATATTCTAACTCTATAAAACTCCCAGCCTTTGCAGACTTATTACCAATCAATGCTTCATTAATTTTAACAGTAGCCCCATTAACTTGGATATTGAAAGAGTCTTCGAAAATTTCAGTAATTTTAAATTTTTCAATTCCAGTATTACTTTTCTTTTCTAGTTTTTCATACACTAAAGACTACCTCCAATTTTTAGTATTTTACAAGTCTCACCATGTCTGTACCATCTGCAATACGGAAAACTTCAACTTCCATATCAAAAGTCGAAGGGTCACCTTCAGCCGCAAAACTCATTGTAAAACCAGACTTAAATTTGCATTTATCAACAATAACTTGGAAATCTTCATCAACACCAGTGCTGTTATTACGAATAACAGTATCACCAACAATACGATAGAATCCAGGGAAACTATCTGATTCAATTGTTAAAGTTGTTGTGTCTGCTACTGTATGAATGTAATATACATAAACTACAGTATATTGAGGACAAGAAGTTGCATTGAATGTAATTGTTGATCCAGTAATTGAATAAGTGTTTGCAGTTGTTGCCGGCACACCAGCGGTTTGTTCAACACCATCTTCACCTTCGTCAGCTTTGTAAATAGTAATTACAGCACCTGCTTTAGGTGTATTTGAAAGAGTGACGTGTTGACTACCATCAACAATACATTCTTCACGAGCATAAAGATCAGCACTTCCTTCTGTTACCGCAGTACCAGCCATCAAAGCGAATGATTTCATACTCATAAGAGCATCTTGAAGTTTTAAATTAGCAGTACGATTGAACTCCCAAGACAAAAGCTTAGGATTACCTTTACCACCACGTGCATCTGAACTATCAGCTGCATTTTCAAGACCTGACATTTTTAGAGTATCAAGATAAAGAACAGGTTTGCCAGTTGTTAAATCATAAACTGTAACATCCATAACTTCTTTTGCACCATATTTAGCCATTTAGAGATTACCTCCTAATCTATTTTTTTAGCCCAATGTTCTATTTCTACTTTATCGGACGACCACATTGCGCCCTGCATAGAAAACCTATAATTATCAATAATCGAAATTCGATTAAATTGATCATATGCTTGAAATAAAGTAAGATCAAGCACCTTTTGAATACTTAGCCCATTTCCTCTTGCAGCAAGAGAAGAAAGTAATTCAAAGAATGTAATATCTAATCCATTATCATCTCGTTTAGATTTTGCAATCTTTTTAGCAAGTTCTTTTCTTTTTGCTAAAAGAGCGGCGGCTCTTGGAGTAGCTGGATTTTCTTCAACTTCTTTTAGTGGTTTTAAACAATACTGTATTTGAAGTATTGTAACGATATCTTTATAAATATTAGTAGTTAATTCTTTTCCATTAATTTTAATTGCGCTAACACTCTCATCAAATTTAATTTCTTGTTTTATAAAAGCATAAAGACTATCTAAAAAAAAATTTAAAAAAGAGCTATCAAAATTAATAATAAGTAATATTAACTCTAAAGATGATAATGTTTTCATCGTCTCTAATATTTCCGCTTCTATAGCAGAAATATTAAAAAAATGACCAAGATTGTCTTCATCTATTGTTAAAAAACCTAATTTAGTATGAAAACTAGTCCACCCCATACCAAGAATTTCTCGAATAGTGAATGGAATAATATTCGTATCTATTTCTGGTAAATAAATAGGTAAGCCTGCTAATGTTTTTAATTTAATATCTACTAAATTCATTCCTTGTACTCCATTTATCTTTATTTTTTACCCCAAAAACCTTTGACGCTATTAAACATTTTTTCAAAAAAACTTGGTTTTTTCACATCTATTTTTGAAGGCATAAGTTCTGAAGTTAAGTTTTGTTTTATTATTTTTCCACCAACATTAGCTTCTATTTCAGTATCTTTAATAGTATATTGAACTTTAATATCTTGTGATTCTATAAAAGAACGGACTGCACTAACACTAGTAAAAGTTTGTCCATCTCTTTTTTTAAGTTTAGTTTTCATTTGTCTAGTTGCTTCTTTAGCTACCTTTGTTTGAAAACTAACATCTCCACTACTAGCTCCAAAAATTATTCGTTCAATAAAAGCACTATCTTTATTTAACATTTTTAATTTTTTTACGCCACCAAGCATTAACAAAGCAATTAAATTTTTCTGATTTCCTTTTTTAACGGCTTCAAGAATCATTTGTCTTATATATAAAGGCATTTTTGAAATATCTGTTTCTATCCCTTGTTTAATAAGATATAATCCCGCCATTTTCATAGCATCTTCCATCATTAAAATTTCTTTTAAAAGCAATTCACATTCTGTCTTTAATGCATTATGTCTAGAAACAACTGCAGCTATAGATCCTTTACTAAGAAAATTTCTAGCATTGGAGATATGACTGAGTTTTTGAGATTCAATTTGACTTAACAAATTTGGCAAATCACGATAATTACCACTTGAACTTACTGTATTACCATACCCAACGTTACTTGTAAAAGGGATCCCAGCTCGTTTCGGAGATTCCATTGCGGCTGGTAATTGGCTATTCCATAAAACTGCCAATTCTTGCATTTTTTGTTCTAGTCTTTTTTTTCTTGCGGTTATATCTGCAAGCATAAAATCACAACCTAATTAAAATCAGTGCTAGAATATGTCATTGAATATCCGGTATATTCTTCTGTATATGCTACCATATCAGCATGAACAAAACCAATTTTACCGATACCATTAAATTTATTTCGATTAATGATTTCATCAATTTTTTCCATTATTAAAAACGGACGAAGACTTTCATCTTGAATAATCCATTGGTCATTATGACAAACAATATCAATAACAATTCGATTGCTTTTAAAATAAAAATTTTCATTTAAAGAAAAATTATCAAAACGAATAATTAAAAAATTTCTAACTACTTCTAATGCTGGAATTTTAGGAACTATTAATATATTTAAATTAATTAAATCATATGGTTCAATATTTGCTTCTCCAAGAGGATTATCATTAGTATAATAAAGTAATTTCATTAAATCTTGACTATCCATAAGAGCAAGCATAATATCATATAAATCTTTACCAAGATTCCCAAAATGTCTTTTTGCTACTGCCATTTAATCACCTACTCCATAAGCTTACTACTTCAATAGGCACAGTAAGAACAGTAGTTGCACCTATTGCTATTGTAATAGTTGCAGTTCCAAGATCTCGATTAGAATTTCCTGTTAAAGTAAAAGTACTATTTCTTGCGTTCGTTGAAACAAGAGAAACAAGATCGGTATGACTATTTGATAATACAAATGTATCCGTTGTATCAGGAATTCCATTAACTGTTTTAATAACTTCATAATTTTTTACTTGGTCCCATTTAATAGTTTGATCTCCATCTAAAGTATAAGCAATATTAGATGTTACTGTACTAGTAATTGTTACATTAATTACACTAGTAACTAATAAATTATTACTCATTTTAATAGTACAAGTTCCACTACCATTTGCTACTCCAGAAATTAATCCTGAACTATTTACAGTAAATTTAGTAAGATCAGATGATGTATAAAGAAGAGTTTCTCCAGTTTGTTCAACTCCATCTTTTAATATAATAGGAACTAATTGTAAAGTTCCTGCAGTTGCCAATGAAATTGTATTTCCTTGCGGCACTACTATTGACCAAATTGGTTTATCTAAAATATCTGGTAAATCTGTATCTTCTTCTTCATTTAATAAAGATTCAATAACTCTAATATAAATTAATCCAGATGAACTTGTTGTATCAATTGATCCAACAATCCATATTTGCCCACCTACGACCAATTTCATACCTTTTGTTAAGGTAGATAAAGTAATTGTATTTTTAGTAATTACAATAGTTCCAGTAGATTTATTATCTGGAATATTTAATTCATTTGTACCATTTGCAGTAAAAACGAAATTAATATTTTTATCTTCAAAATAAATAGGATAATCATATTCATTACCATATTGATCATACCATTTTAAATTATGATTACATTGTTTAATAAAACCTCTAAAATAGCGGTTCATACTATTTGTTTCTTCTATAATAACTAACCAATAACTATCATTCCAAATGAAATAATCCCCAACATCAATATTACTATTATAAGTTGCTAATAAAATTTTGCGATCTGTCGATTCAGTTTGTCGATTAGTTAAAATTACTACATCAGAATCAGTGCCAGCAATAGTAATAGTTTGTTTATTAGGACTATTTACTAAATACTTTGCAAAATCTTCTTGTCCAGTAAATTGCAATCTTTCTAGTTCATTATCTCCATTAAGAGTTATTCGATTAGCATAAGTGGTACTATAATAAGTCATAATATTACCACCTATTCATTTTCTTTTGTTTTAAAACTATCTATTAAATTGATAATTTCAAAAATAGTCTTACGATAAATTTTAAAATCGTTAAGATCTAATAAGCCCTCTAATTTTCCAATTACTACTATAAAATTAACTTGATTACGAAAAATAGAATCTAATCCACCTAATTCAATAAGAAGAGTTTCTAAAAATTTTTCCCATTTTTTTCCTTCTTCTCTTAATGGTAATAATTTAAAAATTTGATTTTTTAATCGTTCAAAATAATCATCCATAGTACAAACATGAATAATTAAATTATATTTACCTTTTAATTCTGTCATTTTGTTCCTACTTTCCCGCTAAATTTGCGGCAAGAAGTGAAACCCCTTTATCAACTCTGCCATATTCTTCTTGAATGTTTTTAACATCTGATTGTTGGACTTTTCGAAGTTCTAATAATTTTGCAAGATGGTTTGCTTGGCTAGTTAATTGGAAATCACGATCAGAAAATTTCATTTTTAAAATTTCAATTGTTTCAATTTGTCGTTTAATCCAATTAAGTTTCATTAATTCAGCAAGAATTTCAATTTCATCTATATCTAAATCATTAGTAAATTCTTCTGCAAATTCATCATATTGTCTGAGATCTACTCTAGGGTATTTAAAACGAGTGATAGCAGATTTTAAAAAACTGAATAATTCAATTGCAGTATCTTCATCACTAAGACTTAAATACATATCATCAGTAATCTTACTAAAAAAAGAATCATAAATTACTTGAAATTCAGTAGCCATAATTAACTACCTCACTTTTTAGGAATTGCTGTTATTTTTTTTTCTACTGTTGAAGTAGGTGCTTGTTTAGCAAGCTCTTGTGAAATTTGAACCATTTTTATTCCACTATATTGTTCAATAAGTTTTAATTTTTCCATACTATCAATTTTCATTGCAATCGCTTGTGAAGAAATAGTATTTAATAAAGTTCTATTAGCGCTTTCTAGTACCGCTTTTAATATAGTAATATTACCACTAATACATTTTTGAATATCTTCAATAGACATTATAGACATTTTATCATTAGGCAATCCTAACTCTTCACGAACTCCTTCGTCAAGAACCAATAAAAATTCGCTAAATAAACGATATCCACCAGTACTTAATACCATATCTTCAATTTCTGCGAAAGGAATCCCTCGAACGATACCAGGTCTATCCCATCTACGTTTTCTACGTGAAACTTCCGAAACGAATCCACATGCTCCACGACTTCTATTTGTAACTTGAATTATTTGATCTTTATCATAAGCCATTATTAAGTATCCTCCTTATTTTCCTTAAAAAAAATAGGGAGATCCGAAAATCTCCCTATTATAGTTATTTATATAGCAGTATTTGTAAAAGCACCACAGGCATGGTAATAGCAAATTGCGCTTCCCATTTTCTTGTAAGCTTGGAATTCCATACTACGATCGGCATTAGTTACATCATCAACGATTGTTTGACCTTCAAGAGCAACCTTAACAATTTTTTCATTCCCACTAGGAATTACAAAAGCGTAAGAATCATCAAATACACTAGTTGCATTAGTTTCATCAGTGAAACTTTGTGGAAGGATAATAACATTAGCACCATAAAATCTACCTACATAACCTTGATTACGAACATCGGCTTTTTCAGCATCACCAATAAAACCAGAATCAGGCATAATAGTTCCAGCAAAGATAGGAGTACAGAAAATATTAACAATATTTCCATAAGCTCTCATTGCATTGATAATAGTAATCATTTCTCCATCATCAAAAGCTCCGCCACTATAAGTATTAATAGCAGGCATACTAGAAATAGCAGTGATAAGGGCAGCTTGAACTTCTACATAAATCTTTTCTTCTAGTCCTTCAATGATAATATCAGTGAATTCGCCAAAATCAAAAACTCCATCTAAAAATCTTTCAAGTTCTAATCTGGCCGCACCACCATAAGCGATACTAGGTACTTCAATTTGTGAGCGATCTAATTCGAATGCTTCATAAACACCAGAAAGACCAACTTTTGTAACAAAAGATTTAGCTCTTGATTTACCTTTAGTAAGATTGAATATTGGTTTTTGTCCTTGAGCAAAAGTTCTAACATCTGCAAATTTGCCGATAGCTTCTCTTACTCTATTAGGAAGAACTAGATCAACAGTTTGTTGGATTAGTTCAAATATATCTAATTTATTTCTACGGAATTCATTATAACTAGAAGCTAGTTTAAAAACTTCATCTTTTAAGCTGTTATTTAATTGTTCAACAGTAAAAGTTTTGTCTTTATAAGAAAAAGTTTGACTAGGACTTTCTTTAGCTTTAACTAATGCAAATGCTAATTGTACGATTGATTTATTCATTTTTATACTAACCTCCTTCTTACGCTTTTTCTACACGGAATTTAATTCCAGTAGTTCCATCAGGTAGAGTAGTAGTTTTAATCGCTTTCAAAACAACTAATTCTGTTCCACCTACTGTAGCAACGATTGCAATATCTCCAGTAGTTGAGCAAATACCATAAACTACTGAAGTAGTAATTGCAGCTTGAATAGCTGCTACATTGGCGTAAGTACCATCTGCGTATGAAAATGCAGTAGTAGTAAAAGTATCACCAACATTTAATTTATAAAGACGAGGATAAGTTGTAGCCTTTGCCAAAGCAAATTCTTTTAATCCAACAGTCTCGCTACTGTACATTTTTTCCACACTTTTGTGAAGATATACATATTCAGTAATAGCATCTGGCTTTCTTACAACTCCAGTGATTTCATCGTATACTAACAACATTCCATTTTCAGCGGGAGCTGAAGCAAAATCTGTAGTACCATCAAGAGGTAATTGAGCATAAATTTGTCCAGTTTTAACTGATGCTACATGATTCATTTTAACAACACCATATCCGCCACAATTTGTGATAGCGTTTCTGATAGTAGTCATATTTGTATAGGCCTCCTTATTTTTATTTTTAAGTTAATTTAACTTAGAATTATTATTTTACTAGTTTAATCCAAGCATCTTCAGGAGCATTCTGATCAATTCCTTCAAATGCTGAAGTTGGAACAGTGATTTGTGGAGTAAAACTATAATTATTTTTCTTAACAACAAGTACTGCTAATTCTTTTTCTAAATCTTCAATAGAGTAATCCACCATTTTTTCTTTAAAAGAACTAATTGTTTCTTCTTCTAAAACACTAGTAAATTTATCTAACAACTCTTGTTTTTGTTCTGTTTCGATAGTTGCTTTAAATTCATTTAAAGTGCCACATTCAACTTCAAGAACAGCAAATTTTTCTTGAATTTCAATTAGTTCAATTTCTTTTGCACTAAATTCAACTTCTTTGGCCGCAAAATCCGCGCCAAGTTTTTCAACTTGAATAGTTAAATCTGCAATTTGAGTTGAGTAAGCTTCATTAGCAGAAACTAATTCAGCATTTTTAGCTTCGAGTTCAGCATATTTTGCTGTCAAAGCTTCTAGTTCGTTCATTTGTACGCCTCCTTCTTTAGAGTAGGTTATGAAATCTTGCATCATTTCATTTAAATCTTTTTTAAATGCTTCTAAATTATTAAATTTAGTTGCTGTAATATCCGCTGATTCAAAACATGGCTCTATGTCGTCTCCTAAAATACATAGCGCTGATATTATAGGAGATTCAGTAAATTTAAAATATTCTCTTCCATCCTTTAATTCCCATTGTCCAGTAACAGAAGAAGGATCTAATTCCATAGATTGACCTTTTGAATTTTTAACTACCTCTAATGCTTCAGGATAGCGTCCTGTCCATAATAATCCATTACAACAAGCATAATTATGTTCAGTGCCATCTTTTTCAATTACTGTTTCCCACCAAATACGAGTATCACTAGGAATAACTCCAAAAGGCTTTGTTGTTTCTTCAAATTCAACTCCTTGATCAGAAATAATAATTTTTCCACCATGTCCACCAAAATCTTCTTTTTGTACTAAAAACTCGCCAACAATTGGTATATTATATACTGTTTTTAACATTGCATCACCAATAGTTTTTTCTATAAAACTACCATTGCGATTTTCACCTTCATAGAAGATTCTAATCTTTACTGAAGAAAACAAACTATTGCTTGAAGGATTTTGTCCATCTTCTTCCATAAAAATTTCAAATTTTACAGGAGTGATTTTATTTGAACCTTCTTCGTTTTTATGTTCATTAAATAAATTACGAATTGTAGTTTCAATCATTTCTTGTAATTCTTCTTTTTTAAAAGGTGGTGTTTGATATATATTATTAGTTTCACCAGTTGTTGTTGTATAAATATAACTAGGTTCTACTGTACCGAAAGAAGGGAGTGGGTAAGGTGAAATTATACAATTGCTCATATTTGTATTTTTTGGCATTATTACCCTCCTACCGAATCTTTATTTTGAATTGTTTTATCTGTTTGTTTTTCTGGCGCAAGTCCAGGACTTCCTTGACCAACTTCTCCATCACTTTGAGTATAAGAAGAAGAAAGAGGAATCATTCTATCACTAAGATTTAAAATATCATTTTCAAAAGTTAAACTTGATAAAAATACACTTTGACTTATCCCGCTTGCAATCGTAGCAGGCATACGAGTATATCCATATGAAGCAAGTTCACGATAAAACTTAGCCATTTCTTGACGATTAAAAATTGTAATCGGTAAAATAATAGCTTGGTAATAATATTTTTTATTATTAAATAATGTTTGTAAAAATGAGTTTAAGAAAAATTCATATTGGTCTATAAGAATTTGCATAAGCCCTTCATCAGTTTTAACTGATTTGTCCAAAGCTACATTTCCGGTAGCAGAAAAAATCATTTGACTAGTACCAGTTTCATTAAAATATGATTTTGAAGCGACTTCTAAGTCATTTCTTATTGCTCTATTACTTTCCTGAAGATTAATCATTTCAACTTCTGCAAAAGTAGTAAGAATATCTACACCAGGAGAATCTGCAAGTACAGCTGCTCCATTTGAATGAAAATTTTCAATTTCTGGAACATCAAAAACTAAGTTACCTTCTTTATCTAATGGCATTTTTTGAACGAATAGTTTATATAATTCTTGTAAACTACGTTCTTTTTCAATTTCTTTATAATCAGTAATATTAAGAATATCAAGCATTACTGGAGCAAAAAAAGGCAGGCCATCTTCAGTTAATTTAAAACAAGCACTATTATCAATATCAAGAAGAACCCAAACACCACTATAGTCAGTTGGATTACTAGAAATCAATTTACCAGTTTTATAAGAATTATAAGCTTTTGAAATTTCTTTTGGAAATCCAGCTAAAGCAGTCATTTTATCTTTTTCATTACGATAAATTTCATCAAAATATTTAATATTAAATTCAACACTATATCGACCATTAATTTGAAAACGACTAATACAATAATTAGGATTTAATTTTTGAATTAAAATTGTTGGAGTGTCTTTACGAATATATCCATAAAAAACTCCATCTAATAATACAGAAGAACTAATATTTTTAAATGATTGTTTAATCTGCATATTATCTAACATAAACAAAATTTCATTTAGTTCTTTAACTATTTTTTCTGATATCTTACTAGCATTTTTTTCATCAGTCAAATTTGGAACAATATAATAATCCATTGTAAATAAATTTGATAAATAATTTAAAAGTCTCTTATATAATCCAGAACTTTGATAAAAATAATTATTTAAAACTCGTAATTCTTTTTCATCTTGATTTACTAATGCAGAGCTAATTCGAGTAGACAATTCATCTGTTGTTACTCCCAATGCTGTTTTCTTTTCTAAAATTGAAGCATTAGCAAATAAATTTTTAAAATTTAATGAACTATTAGGCATAGAATTATTTTGTCTCATTTGTTCTGTTCGAGGAATATTACGATCAAGAATTGTAAGCACCTCCTCTTAATTTTCTTCTAGTCGTTTTTTCTTTATTAGCAAAAGTAACAAACATTGCATCTGCATAGTTATTAATTTTTCGTTTTTTCTTTCTAATAGGATCTTCTATTTGTTCTTTTATCCACCACAATCCATATTCAAGAGAAGAAAATGAGTCCTTTTTTATTTTACGATTAGCTTGTTCTAAAGTGACGTGTCGACCATTTTTAGTTTTAGCTTCTTGTAAATTCATCATTTCTTCTTTTAAAATATCTGTATCTATATAAGGCCGCATCCAATTAAATCGTTCTAAAGTAGGAAGATTTTTAAGAGATGAATCTTTTGCAATGACTTTTTTAGCTCCTACTTCATTAACTAACAATCTAACATTACCAGAAATAAATTGATTTAAAACATTGACATGCATAAAACTATTTAATTCAGGAGTAGCTTTCATTAGATATAAAACTTTAATAGAATCAGATGTTAAATATTTATCATAGTCATCATTATTAGTTACTCCAAATGGAGGCAAAACCACTTCATGCCCATACATATCTTTAGTATGTGTTGGAATAATTAAAAAATCAACAAGTCCGATACCCATCCCTTGGGCATCAATAACAATTGCTCTTGGATTAAAATCTTGATATAAATTTTTAATACGAATTGCTTGTTCTTCAAAATGCTCTGTTGCTATAGTTTCTAAATAAATTAAGTCCTTCATATAAACTCCATTTTTCTTTTTATAACATTTAAAAACCGTGACCACAGAAACACAATCAATTCTACCAACATCAACCGCAAAGACATAAAAGCCTTCTTTTTGTTGATTTACATCTAAACTATATTTTAATTCATAATGTTTTAATACTCTACATTTATCAATTACTTCAGGATTAAAAAATGCATTGTCACTTCCACCACTCCAAATTGAACCATATTCTCTCGAAAAAGAAAGGGGTGAATAAGTTTCATCTTCTTTTATTTCTTCAATTGAATTTGAATCCAACAAACCATGAGCTACTGGAATTTCATAATCTCCACCAAAACAAAATCCATTTCCTCTGATTACTTGCCAAACAAGAACTTGTAACATTTTTTCATAAGCAAAAGTATCTCGAAATCCTGCTGTTGTTCGTTTATACCCCCACTTTCGTGGTATTTTAAGGGACTAGACCATATCTTCACCTTCAGCTTTACCTGGTCAGGGACTCCTATTTCGATTTAAAGGATTCTCACCTACGTCAAAAGACGCCCTACTCCTATTGTGGAATTTCACCACCAAGGGATGGTCGTTGAACGTTCATCTTCGTCTTAACCGGTCAGATGCTTCGCTGCGGATTGCCCAATCTTTTATTTTTTTACTATACCCAAATAATTACTTTGGCCACTATATAATTTCATATATAGTTTAGTAATAAAAGCTCTAAGGGGTTCCCCGTCAATTAAAGAGTTTTACTTCTATATGTTTCCATATAGTGATGCACAATAGTTATTCTTGTTGGATTACATAAATAACTATAGACTACATATATCTGATGTTTATGCAGTTCATTAGGATCGTATCCACCACATTTTGCTTGTCGATTAACATTCATCATAGGAATAATTACTTCATTTAATTTTTGGCCATCAATAAGTATAGCTTCTTCAATAAGTCCACCATTTTTACGACCACCACGTGCCGAATCTCGTACTTGTACGATTCCAAGACGACTACCATTTTTAAAAACAAGACTAACACTATCTTTAGAAAAAGTCGTTCCTACGCCTTGTCCAAAATTAACCTCATATTTTAAAGCAGGCCAAATATCCCAAAATTCATAAATTTTATCTTTAGCTATTTGCGCAGCCTGTTCTTTTCCTTCTGCACATACAAATAGTTTTACACCAGGATAAAGAATACATTTAATATATAAAGAAAGAATTGACAAAAAAGATTTAGAAAAAGCTCTAGTAAAAGTGGCAAATACATAATTATATCTAAAAATAATTCTTAAAAAAATTCTTTGATAAAAGAAAAAATCAAAAGCACTATCTTTTGGTTTTAAAACATCTAAAAACAAATCAGGGTAACTTCTCCAAAAAACAACATACATAACAAAAATAGATTTTAACCTATCTATTCTTTCTTTTGTTATTCCCGTATTAACAAGAGTTTTAAGACTAGTACGATAACTAGCACTAATAGCTTTAGCCATCTACATCATCACCTTCATTAGATGTTCCTTCTATAAATGATTCTATTTCTTCTTCATATTGTTCACCTTTTTGCATCATTTTAGCGATAATATTTTCAATCATTTCAGAAAGATTACGCTCACCCAAAACTAATTTTCGTGTATATTCATTCATATTATTAATAGTAATATCAACAATATCCATAGGTTGTTCTGGTGCGAATTTAGGAATAAAACCATCTTTTTCAATATAACTTACAAATTCACCAAATGAACTAATATAATCTTGACTAGTCGCATTTTGAGCTTCAGTAAACTTTGATGATTTCATTAAAGTATCATAAGTTGATATTAAACTCTTATATTGAGTGATATTTCCTTTAAATAATTCTTGCTCTGCCATTACAGAAACCAAACAAATTTTTCTTAAATAGTCTTTATGCGAAGCTGTCTCAATTGTATAAGATTTTATCATATCTTGCCAAAAATCTTCTAGTCTTATTAATTCATCTTCCGTAAATTTTCCACCCCATTTAATTCGCAACGCTTCAATATCATAAGAAACTAACTGATCTTCAGTTTCTGATGGTTTAAAACTTTCTTTATCAACAACAATAACACTACCAATTTTTTCAAAAAACTGACCAATATCTTTTTTCTTAATACCGAACAATTCCTGTAGCTTCTGCCGCATTGTAATAATTTGTTCATTATCAGATTCTTGAGTTTCTTCAATCATTTTTTGATATTCTTCTGGATTATTAATTCTCATTAAAATCTTAGCATCAGGATTTTTCATTTTAAAAACATCATTAATATCTGTTTTCTGATAAATAGAATCTGAAAATCCCAAAGGGACCAATCCGCCACTGTCAATTTGTAATTCAAATTTTCTGATATATTCAGTTCCTGCAAATTTTGGACCTTTACCAATTTTAATTAATTGCCAACGATCAAATAAAAATGGATAATCTAATCTTTGTAATAAGCCATAAAATGGATCTAAATTTTCATATGTCCATTTATAAATAAGATTTAAACAATCTTTACAAACATCAGAATTTCTTCCATTGCGCATTGTATAAAATCCGCCTTTAACATCTTTAGCTGTTCCACATTCTGTACATTTTTGTCTTGCCATATATACACCTTCCTTTGGTTCCTTTACAAGAGAAAGAAAAAATAGATGCGGCTTTAGCTACATCTATTTATTCGTAGTTATTATTTATTATTTATTTAAAGGAATTGACCATGATCACCATTACAAATTATTTGATAAATTTTATTTGCATTATTTACTGGTAATTCAATTAAATCGACAGTTTCATTAGATAAATTGTTTTGTTTAAAATGTTTATTTAATAAGGTATGATTTCCCCAAGCAATAATTTCTTTTGATTCTTTGGAATAAAGAATATGGACTCTGCCTGAATATAATAAGCATCGATTAATATTCTCAATTATATTCTGTTTTGTATGAATCATAGTTGTTCCGCAATTTTCGCTACTTCGCTTCTATAAATATTTGGTAAATGGACGTGTGAAAATAGATCATTTCCTCTAAATATTGAAACCACTCTCGCCAATCCATTAATCATTTCAAATTCCAATTTATCTATTTGGCCGCCATTACGAAAATCTCCTTCTAATATTATTTTTGTATGTGTTTGCGCACGTTGAATTGCTAATTTTGCAAGATCTACAGATAGATTCTGAGCTTCAGGAATATAAAGAATATCTTGATCTCCTAATTCAATTCCTCGAATATCACTAATTGGAAATAATTTAATAACTCCTTCATTAATTAAATATTCTACTTCAGTAATCGAACCTATTTTTGATATTAGCATACTACCAATACCATTTTGTAACAATTTTTCTGTACGAGATCCTGGATATGATCCCAGGTCTTCTGAATGCCGCACTTTTATAGGATTAGTAAAAATACATAAAGACCTCTGTTCTTTTTCTACTAAATGGAAAGCATATAATAAAGATAAATATGATTTCCCACTTCCTGCAGGGCCAGTAAGAACTGTAAACTGTTCATTTTTCAAGCTATTTATTGCGCATTCTTGGTAAATGTCTTTTGCTTTTAAATCTCCAAATTGAACCGTTTTAAGAGGAAGCGAATTATCAAATGAAGACAAACATTTACCATCCCATTTACTAGCCGACTTATTATCA